GCACAATTTATCCCTTTATCATTTAAGGATTTTACTTGTGATGTTGTTAAATCTGTTCCGAATGCAGAAAGTGCTGAAGAAATTTTTTGATTGCTTATACCAAAATTTACTTGAGTTGATGCTAACATACCAGCTGTTGCTGCAGCTAAAGAAGAGCTATAGCTTAGTTGCATTTGCTTGTGCGAAAATATAGCTTCACCATAAATTAAAACCAAATACTTACCAGTGTCTTTAGTTATAAATCCATTTGAATCAATAGTGCTTTCTAGCTCAAAATCTTTAGTTAATAACGTCGTTACATCTGCTGAATTTATGCCGTCATTTCTTGATCCGAGCACTCCTATTACAACCTCTCCACTATCTTGCTGCACTTTGTTGCAAAAATTAGCGAGCTGTTTAGCAAAGTTGACTGTACCAGTATTAATCATACTAGCTTCTAAGGGCACAACAAAGTCTATAAAATCGTACTGCTGTAGTAGGTTATAGCATATTGATAAGCTATTATAATACAGTTCATAAAAAGTAAATGTATCATTTACAGTATCTTTATATTTTGCAGTATTTCTTTCAGAAACTTTTTCTTCATATTCATTCATATAACCAGCGGACATAATATAAATATCTCTTGCCCCACAAGTGTATGCGTCAAATACTCCCCTAAGTAAAGGCGAATTAACATCAGCTCGCAATATATTTACTGCTTCTTGAATAGATGTTATTTTTTTTATTCCATACGGTTCTATCGCATTTGTATGACCAATTAGCACAATGTTATTAGTGTCAAACTGATCTACCGGTTTATAAATTGATTTTGAATTTACTGATAAACTTTTTCCAAACATAGAATAATCTGTTTCAGAGGTAGCAACAACTGCTTTAGTTTGCAGTGCGTGTTCTTTAATATTTGCTACTCCATTTAGTTTTGAACTTATTTCAACAACATAAGTTCCATCAAATAAATTGTCTGGAATTTTTATTTTTAGATAAAATGATCCTTCAGATAATCTCTCTAAGTAATCTGTTGAATTAAAATTTTGTATATACCCTGGACTTGCTGAAATAGCTAATTCTATATCATAAATATAAGGGCCCAAAATAACTGGTCCAACCCCAGCAAAACCTCTTCTTAAAAAGACTGTAATATTTGTTTCTGGATCGACAAATTCATAACCAGATTTATACGTAAATGGTATTTCTACAAATTGTCCAGGTGATACTATTAACATTTTTAACTCGCTGGTTCTTCCTTCGTCGCTCCACACATCCAGTATTCAATTTTTCCATATCTTCCTCTTACTGGATAACACTCTTCAAGAACATAGAGTACGTAATCTTCTAAGAATGAAAGAGAACCCTCATAAATTCTATCGCCGGATTTTGGATTAATTTCTGCTTCAAAATAGTATACTCTATCTGAATTTATAATTACTCCTTCATTTTCTTCTTCCTTTGAAGATGCAAGATACCTTGACGCTGCGGTCACGTGCCTTGTTGTAACTCTCTGCAGTACGTCAGAATATAGATTGTCATCAGATAACCTTCTCTGCAATAGGACGTCATGACCCCATTCTTTTAGGATATTTCTAAAAACTCTTTTTGTATTAATCATACTGGCGCAGTCTTCTGTCTGGCATTGGGTCATCTTGTTGTAATGGTTTTTTGCCTGGTCCATACAGTTCTTTGTCAGACAAGTAAATTAATTGGCCAGTTTGTGGGTCAAGTGTTTTGCCTGAAGTTGCAATTCTTTTATTTGGTAGATTTTTAGGTTGTACACCCCTCATTGAAACTTTCTTTGCTAAAACTTCTCTTCTCAAAGAAGCAGCTATTTGGCACCATGTTGTTGCATTAGACCTAGTTGCGATTGTTCTTGGTGCAGATCTATTTGTTATTTCAAGATCAGCAAGTTTGATAGAAAGTTCATCATCTCCACCAAAACCATAAGTTCTACTTAATTCGCAAGCGGAGGCAGCTTTGATATATTCTAAAATTACAAAAGGAAGAGTTGAACCGTCTTCGTTTCCACTTAAACCATAAATTTCTTTTACCTCTAAAGAATAGCGATAAATCATTTCTCCTATTTCAATTAAAGATGCGTCAGGGAAAATAGAAACTAACTCTTCTGGGTCTAAATAAAGGGGAGATAGATCTGGAGCAAATATAATAGTTTCATCTGCTCTCAAGGTTACCGTAGGCTTATATTCAGTAGTTGTAGTATTTGCGTAAAGCGTTAACTTAGATACTATGCTGCTTCCAGAGCTTGTTGTACCAGTAAAAGTTACAGTATACGTATCTGCTTCAGTGGGAGTAAAGTCGTAGTAATATTCTGATCCAGAAAGAAGTGTTGCCGAAGTGTTTACTATTATTTCTGCATCTGAATTTTTAACTACTACCTGCACAGAGACTATATCAGCCTCTACCTGAGCGCCTCCCTCATCTTGATCAAGAAACTTGACCTTAAGCCTTACGCTGTCGTTGACTAAAACATTGCTAACGGACATTTTGTCTCCATTTAAAATAATTATACTTATTTATAGTAAGTTCTTTATGCAACTATCGTAATCTCAGCTTCACCAGTTAAAGCTATGACAGTCGCACTTGACAGTGCGCTGACTTGTTCATCCAAGGCTTGGACTGTTATAATTCCATCTACCGACCTGTCTATACTGACAACAGCTATAGTTGTAAAATTAGAAAAATCTTGATTTGTTGGATAAAAAAAGGTTACATTATTTACAATAATCGGATTTAAAATACTTGGTGCGTTTATAACCAGAGTTCCGCTATAGGTGTAGTTTGAACTATATGCAACTGGCTGGTTATAGAGCATGCGTTTTCCTTTGGATTATATCGTTATAGTAATTAATTTAAAACTCTAATCCAGCGTCTTTTTTTAGATTGGGTAACCATATTCTTCCATCATTTTCAGATGCATTATCGGGGGTTCCATATAAAAATGCGCCTAAATATGCTACTCGTTTTCCGTGTGTTACTGGACTAACCTCATGGGTCCCAATATAGTTTGTTGGGTATATAACTGCAGAACCAGCTTTTGGAGAGTGTGTGAAGTTTGCATATTTAAACTTGATCTTTCCACCGATATAGTTAAAGTCATTTAAATCCTCTTCATTATCCACGCTATCATTCAAATAAATATTAACACTTACATTTGAATGCTTGGCATACTCGTTTCTTAGCGGCTTGCCATACTCATACGCCATTTGATCATCACAATGAGGACCTATATGCTGCCCGTTAGAGTATGTGGCTATGTGTCCAGCCATTCTCCACCAGCAAACTGTTGCTGCCTCAGGGTATATTTTGCAATATTCAACAAGTATTTGATACATCAAATTTTCTAAAGTTTGGATAAAAGCCTTTTCTTCTGGCTTAACACCTCTGCCATTGGAAAGACAAAGTGTATCAACAAATCTTTCTGGTGCTAAAGAAACCTGATCTATATCGAATTTAAAACCAGTTTTATTTATAGCGTACTTAACGCCATTTTCTTCAACATAAGTGAATGTTTCTTCTTCTGCCTGCTTTAAGTAATTAATATAATTAAAAAGAAAAGTTTGATCTATATCAATAGCGTTCTCTACTAGGCAAACGCCGCTTCCTTTATTGACCATATTTATATTGTTAGACATTGTTCTCTGCTTTAGCAATTTAATAATAAGATGATTTAGTTATTGAGTATTGGGTTGATGATTCATCATAACCTCTTTGAATTAAGTGATTTTGATAATCTTTTATGAAATTTGGCATGTACACGTTAGTTGCGTACTCTGCAATTTCTGGATTTAAATTAGGATCTGCTACATTCTCATTTACTTCTGGATTTGGTGTTCCTTGACTATACCAACCTAAGTAAGAGTATCTGATCCCTTTTTTAACTGGTAAAACTTCGTGTGCAGCGGTGTAGGACGCTGGGAAAAATATCAAATCACCTTTTTCTGGCTTTATATCTAGGTCCATATAATTAAAATAGTGATGTCCACCTAAGAAGTTTTTTCCATTTAATTCTTCTTCTGAATCTACCGAATCATTAAAATACATTAAATTTGTTACTGTACTGCGCATAGCCAGTTGGTCTGTTGGTGTCCATACTCCATAAATGTAGTCAGTGCTAATATCAGAATGCGACCCAAGAAACGCTGATTCTTTATAGCCAACTATGTGACTTTTTACTTTCCACCAAATACACTTAAAGGCTAATGGATAGTATTCTAGATATCTGTAAAGATACTCATCTTTTGTTTTTTCTAAAAATGTTAGAAGATTTTTGACCTCTGGCGTTTGATCTCTATGTATGCTAGCGCCTCTTCCTGGCATCATGTCTACGCCATCTTTGCCAAAAAAATAGCCACTTCTATTTATGTATATTTCTTCTCCAGTTTCTGGATCAGTACCAAGAGTATACATGTCAGCTTTTTCTCTGGCAATTACTTTTTCGCATAAATCAAAAACATAATCCCAGTCTATTGTAAAAGCGTTTTTGAAATGTACTACCCCACCGCCAAAGTCAGTGCCTTCTACAAAATTATTAATCATTGTGAATTTCTTTCATTGTATTTGCACTGTTGTGCAATCTATACGTAGGAAAAAGTTTTTCTTCTATTTTTTCTTGGTCACCAGAATATTTCTCGTTAATAAAATTAATATAGTCTTTGACTAAGTCTTTTAGCCATATTTGCCCCTGTAATCCAACAGGTATTTCCTCGTGGGATATATTTATACCCCTACTTGGGTCTTCTGAGCCATGACAATAATAGCCTATGTATGCGTATCTTTCTCCTGCCTTACACTGCAGAACTTCATGAGTACCTAGATAGTTGGACGGAAACATGAGTAGGTCACCGGCTTGAGGTCTGTAAACTATATTAGCGTATGGAAAACTTATTTCTCCACCTACATAATTTTTTCCATCTAAAAGATTTTCTGATTCAACTGAAGAATTTAAGTAGATAATTGAGCCAACAACATTTCTTGTTGCGACTTGAAGATCTGGCTCAAAACCTGGTTGATAATTTACATCATTGTCACTGTGTAGACCCATTAAACTGCCTGGTCCATAAGCTAGAACATGACCCTGCATTCTCCACCATAGGCTAGGAAGAATCATTGGGTATATATCTGCGTACAAAATAGCGCAATCATACATTGCTTGTTCGCATGAAGTAAAAAGTTGGACTATATCATCATCAGTATTTGAGTCAATAAAATTCATAATATGACTAGAACTTTTATTGACTTCCTCTATGGTGTACCTATGACCGCTCCTATTTATCGCATATAAAGGATTATTAGAGTCATCATAGACTATGTTATAGTCTTCTTTTATTGCTTTTTCTTTTAGATTTTTTATATAATCAATAAACTTAAAATTGTCTATCGAAACGGCGTTTTTAAAACAAACAATTCCGCTCCCCAAATTTTGGACAACAATATTTTTATTCATATAAAAAATTATATCACAGATATATTATTTTCTGTGATATGCAGACCAGTCTTGATCAAAGCTTATTCTTGGATTTTCTGGATGAAAATTAGCACTTACTACAACTCTTTTTTCTTCTTTATTATTATGGCGGTTTGTTTTATGATTCAAAAAAGAATTAAAAATTATTAAAGATCCACTTTCTGGTTTGATAGAAACACTTTTTTCAATAGTATTACATGCTGTAATATCAAATATTAAATCCGCACTACCCTCTGGAGCTTTTGGGTAATACGCTATAGAATAATATTCAGTTTGGTCTAAGAAACGATTTGACTTATGAGAGTGAATTGAAACTGATTGACCATATTCAAGAGTCAATGTCCATATTTCGGAAAGATTCATTGGTTTATTTAAGATAGATACAACTTTTTCTGTTATTTTTTTTATTAATTTTTCTGATTCACTTTTACCAAATGGATATCTTTGATCTTCATAGTATGTATGATTTTTATTATCTAAAAATTTTTCATCTATAGAAAGATCTGTTTCATTCATTTCTTTTAAAAACAAATCATTATCAATGCCCTCTATTGAAGTTTTGATAATTTGTATTGAGAGCAGATCAATATATTCTATACTATTCATAGTAAAATTTGTTTGCAGCTAAACCAGAAGGTGGACTATCTTTATGCCAAACGTTAATGACCATAACTTGTCTTTTCCCAGTTATTGGGGGGGTTGTGTTATGAATAGTATGACCCGCATCAAAGATGATCAATCTGTTTGGCTTACAAGCTATTCTTTCTCTTAACTCTAAAGGAGCTATCAAAGGATCTATATTTTCTCGCTCTAGGGCATTTGTTGTATTTTCAGATACTGTTATTGGATGTAATTCTAAAAATCCACCAACAACATTATTCGTATGGGGGTAATAAACAGAACCAATAATTGGCCCCCTAAAAGTTCTGTCCTCTGCGTATAAAAAAGTATCTTCATCAACATGAACATCAAGATACTGACCAGGATTAAATGTTCTTGTCCAGTACTCAAATCCACATACTTCTTCTAGGCTAAACGGCAGATTTTCTTGCCATAAATCTTTTATTATTTTTTTAGCCAGTGTATTTGTTGGGCTTTTCCACCACCCATCCCAAAACATATATGGGGCAAAGCAGCTTGCCTGCTCGTAATGGTATGAGTTTAGTTCAGTAGCAATTCGCGTTTCATCACCCATTGAAGCTGGAAATAGGGTCTCGCTTGACTCTATTTCAGTCAAAAGACTAGGATCTTTAATAGCGTCATCTATAACAAGCATAGTTGCTATTATACTACATTTTTATGGCTACTGAAGCACCTATGGTCGTATAGTCGTGATAAAGAAGAGATCCATCAATACTCTTTAGTTGTTCGCAGATTTCAGTATATGGAGAATATTCTGCTCCATTTTCATAAATATTTCCATTATCATTCATAAATGATAGGACAAGTACACCACCTGGGTTTAGCATTTGGTAGTATGATTTCACGATTTCTGGGTTATGAACAACATCAAAAGAATAAAGATTGATATAATCAAATGGGCCAGCCTCTGCCGCTTCAGCTTGCTGTTTTGTGACAACGCTATAGTCCCATCCTGTAAACTCATCCTTCAAAAGATGCTCAAAAATATCAAGCTGTATTCCATTTAAGATGCTTAAAGACGCTCTATCATTAACCATCTTTGCAAAATTAACATTAAATGCTGCGTTACTGATCAATGCAGTGCTGGGATTCTTGAGTAAAAATATTTGCTCTTGAAATCCGTCTGCGTAATTTGAAGACAGGGCTTGAGACCATTTTGAGGACTCTGAAGCAAACATTTCGAATAGCCATATGTATATGTCAAAACCAACTGCATTTTTTCTCTTATCCAATGAGAGTGTGTCTAGGTATGCTTTTACTTTTGAATATCTATCAAGTATTTGTTGATCAGAATTTCCAGCGGTATACTTAATTAAGTTATTGATATAAGAAAAATAACTATTTGTTTGAACTTGATTATTCACGGTTTAATGCTCCTAGCGCTACTTGACGTAAATACCAAAACCTTCTCATGCTCGATAACAGATGAATTCTTTGGGATCTTAGATATAAATGATCTGGTTCAGCCTCATACACTAAATTAGAATTTACACCTTCAAATGCTGTAGGTGAAGTTGAATCAGATTCCTGAGTAGAAGGATTTTCTACTCTACCACTTGACTGAACGACCATTGCTACAGATCTTGCTGCTTCAACCAATTCATCAATAGTTACAGAATCTATACTTTGCGAACCCATCCCAATTATATTCATAAAATATAAAATATTATACTCTATGTAATCTAGGTCTTTTTGTGCGTCATAGCTCATAATATTTCCTCATCATCTATGTCTATAAAATCAATCTTATTTTCAAAATGATTTTTATCCCACAGTATTTTGCAGTAAATTTCTTTACCATCAGAAAACTGATATGTTCCTTTATTTGGGAGAAAAACTGGGGGTTCATCCAAAAAGTTTTCCTCGTCTACTAAATGGCTATTGATATCTGACATGTTTTTATTATACCAATTTATTTAAAGCTTGTACCTGATTTAATAAAGACTGAACTGACTTTTGTTTTTGCTCAGATAGTCCTGCATAATTTTCAACTAAATCATTAACTGAACTTGCCGAAAGAGCGTCTTCTGGAAGAATGCCAAGAGTTAAAGAAAGAACATATATTGATTTTTCTAAATACTCAGTTGCTTTTTGCTTGGCTCGGTTTTTTTCTTCATTGGATATAGCCATTTTTTTTCCTTATTTTATAATTGTGACAATTTTGTGTTTATTTTGTTTAATGATTGAATTGCTGAATCAGTGTACTTTCTAAGAGAAAAATCTGGTGCTAATTGTGTTTCTTCTGAATCAGCATCAAAACTCCAGTCACTAAGTTGAAAAACTTCTGCATCATATCCTAATTTGACTAGGCTTTTATAGACTTCAGCTTCAACTTCTTTTTTGGCTGTGTTTAAAATGACTTTTTTCTCAGCGTTTGATATTGATTGTAGTAGCATTTTTCCTCGCTTTTTAAGATGATTTCTACGACTTAATAGTAATTATACTGAAGGATTATTTAACTTTAATAATCCTAAATTTGCTGGACCTATTCTTTCGCCCTTTTCATTTAATCCAGTTTTAATTCCTTTCATCCAAGTCCATGGTTCTTCTCTGTTCTTTTTCATTTTTGCATCGCCGTATTCTTGTCTAGATTTCATTAAATCTGGTTTATCCCATAAGTTATCTACTTCAAATTCAACTGATTCTAATAGATCGCTTTTAAAAATATTAAAAAACATAAAAGGCATTCCTGCTGGAAATGTGATTGGTTCACCAACTTTTGTTATCATCCAATTCATTTGAAATTCATCTGGCCACCAACTACTTGGTATTATTGCGGACAGGGCAAATGCTCCGTCCATATAATAGTTTGGTGAACCGCTTATCATTGTATCATATCCGTCCTCAGTACCAAATGCCCATCCAACAGAGAAGGAAACCATGCCGACAATGCCGCCGTAAGCTAATTGTCTATCTTTATACATTTCTCCTTCTAAAATTTTTGGGACACTGTTTCCCCCATCCCACTGAACAACAACATCTTGAGGAAGAATTAGCTCCCAGCCGCTTATATTCGCTGTTGTTACGGGCAAGCATTGATAGGCGTGTTTTTTGTATGTATTGTCCATCCAATCTCTTTTTATTCTAGATTGAATAATTTCAGGTGGATTTTGATGTGTTTTAGTTAGGGTAACCTTAGTCATATATCAAACTAGTTCTTCTAACATTACTTCAATAGCTGCTTTAATATTAACTAAAGCCTGTTGTGAATTTGTTTTTCTGTTTCCTGCATCAAAAGCTAAATCTAATAGATCTGAATTGCAGAATCTGTACATTTTTTTACCATCTCTAGATATAATAAACTTTTCAAAGTTTCCCTGGACTGGTCCTCCATTAGCTGGGAACCCTCCATACTGAAGAATGTCATATAACTTATGAGGGGTAGAACCTATTTCTTCGTCTTTTTTGATAGTTACCATCTCGGCATACGGTAATTCTGTTTTATAATAATCACGCATGTGATCTCTCATTTTTTCGGGAGTTGCACTGGTATCAGCAAACTCTCCGTACGCAAATTCGCAAAAATCTGTACTGGGAATTGCCAGCACTTCAAAGCCTTTATCTTTATATTCGTGATATAAAGACTCAATGATTGGGTATTGAGCAGAATTAGCACATTCACCAGTAACATTGGTGATCATTGTTACTTTGCCCTTATATTTTGAAAGCAAATTTTCTTCCCCGTCTAAGGATTTAATAGGGATATCATACAGAGATGTTTCAAATTTTTGAAGTGTAGGTAACTCTTCAAGCGAGAAAGTGTTTGCGTTTTGCTCTATGTTATCTGGCATTTTTTTCTCCTATGAGGGCATCGGGTATGATAGTGGCTCGTTTGTGCCTTTTGAGATACCCTTTGTTGGATCTGCTTTAGTACCATCTACCGCATGGCCTAAGCTATGCTTATGATTATTATCATTATAATCAAACATGGTCACTGCGGAGTATTTCACCCCACTAGTAACCTTTAGTGATGCGTGTGCATAAATAAAGGTTGATGGAAATAAAATTATATCTCCGGCTTGTGGTTTAAAATTAATATTTAAATATGGAAACCAAAGTTCCCCACCCTCGTAATCATCATTCAAATACATGACAGAAGACACAGTACACGTATATGAGAACCCATGATCTGCGTGGACTGCGAAGTGTTGGCCTGGTTTATATCTTACGAAGTTAATAGCTTCCATATAATCCATTTTAAAATTATATAAAGATTCATAGTGTGTTAAACATTTTTTTAAATTTGTTTCTACGTCTTCATAGCATCTTTTTACTTCTTCAAACTCCGGTGTTAAAAACTTCCAGTGGTCTGGGTGCATTTTTAGGTCAACACAATCTCTATACTCTGGCATTTTTGTATTATACCCAACCAAAGCTTCTGACCATTTAAAGAGTTCATGATTACTGTTGCCTATGGTGGCTTCTAATCTTTCTGGTATATTTAGCTCTTTTGGTATAGCATTTCTATAAAGAAAAATGCCAAACTTGCGGTTATCCTCTATGTTATTACAGGAACCTACGTGAAAATATTCCATTTTTATTTCCTTCAATCAATAAATTTGTTTAGTGATATACTATACCATATAAATATATGCCCAAGGAGTAGAATGTGAATTCCCCACAAAAAGAAAAATCTTTAATAAAGCCTGGTCATTTTGGTTCTTCAAAAGATAATATTCTTATAGTAAAGAATTTTGTTGATTTAGAAGATCTTAAAACAATACAAAAATTTCTTCCTACAATAAACGAATGGATGGATGCTGGAGAAAATCAATATTCAGAAGATGGAACCTGCACATACGATGCTTCGTACTGGCAAAATAGACAATGTAGTTGCGATATTCTTAAGAGAATTAATTTAGAAATATATGAGTTAATAGATAAATATATTTTAAAAATGAAATCTTGTCTAGAAGATAAGTTTAAAGTTAAACTTCATCCAAGACCTCCAGTAATCATAAGATGGTTTCCAGGACTAGAGCAGCAGCCGCATGCTGATAAACAATTAAATGATGGATCGCCTAATCCATTTCCTACTTATGATCTTAATTCACTTATTTATTATAACGATGATTTTACTGGTGGGGAATTATATTACCCGCAACATGATTTGCTTATTAAGCCAGAGCCAGGTCTTGGTGTCGCTCACCCTGGAGATATTAACTATCTTCATGGAGTAAAAATGGTTACTTCTGGAGAGCGTTTTACCACTCCATCTTTTTACACTATAACTGAACTATTGTAATCAGCTGTAAACAAACCCTTCACCATCAACCCAATCATTATCATTGTTGTATATTCTTGGAACACCTGATCGTGTTGGCTCTATTTTTGGATGAAGTTTATCGGTATAGTCCCACCAAGTTAATACAGAATATCTTATTCCTGATTTTACTGGATTGACTTTATGAGCGTGCGTAAAACCAGATGGAAAAAATACAAGATCTCCTGCTTCAGGAGTAAACTCTAAATCCAATAATGGAAAACCTAATTCTCCACCTTCATAATCATCATTTAGATATGCTAAGGCAGAAACTGTACAGGATTCGCTTGAACCATCGTCCACATGACTAACAAAATGATGCCCTTGTCCATATTTAATAAAATTTAATCCAGCTCTCCAGCCAAGTTTTAAATTAAATATTTCCTTATAATGCTCAATAGTCTCATCAAATACTTTTTCAATTTCTTCATAACATAATTTTATTTCTTCAAATTCTGGGGTTAAAAACTTCCAGTAATCTGAATGTATTTTAAAATCAAAACATGTTCTATAGTCTGAAAGATCTTTTCCGTTTACGCGGGTTGAATCTGTCCACTTAAACAGCTCATCAGAGCTATTACCTAATACTGACTCTAATCTTTCTATTAATTGAAGACCATTTGGAATAGCGTTTTTATATATATAGACGCCTAAGGCAGGATTTTCTATTTTAATATTCTTTTTTTCCATGTCTTTGTGTAAAACTTTCTTGTCTTTTTAAGATAAATTTAATTGATACATAATTAGTGTAAAGCATTGGGGTTATTGGCACCCAGTAAATAGCAAACCATTTCCATATTTCAGACGAATAAAATCTCCATTGAAATATTGAATAAATAACAAAAATAGGAAAAGGTATAATATAACTCATTATCGCCCATGATCTTAACCATTCTAAATTATAATATGCTTTTAACGTATTATATATCATGTAAGGGATACATAAACTAACTGTAAATAACATTATTATCAGCATTTGAGCTGGTTTATTTTTATTAAAGTCAACACCAAGAGCTAATATGCTAAAGAAAATCACCCCATAATGGTGATAGGCGATGTCTTTTCTAAGATAGTATTTTTTAGCTTTGATCAAACTTAATGTTTCTACAGCTAATAAATTCATTGTTAATGACTTCATAGCTACATTAGGATAATTACCATATCTTATATCGGTTATGTAGTAGTAAATTAAACCAATTACTGCAATAGTGCACTGGATAGTTTTAATTAAATTGGAGGTTGCACTGGTTTCGCCATAGTGCTTTTTTCCATCTGGTCTAAGTATTGATCTAAATTTTTCACTGTTATATAAGTAATTAAAAAAAACAAAACTAAGTATAAGAAAAAATATTGGAATAATATTTTCTGATACAAAAGGATTCACAAACATTTTAATTCTCCATATTGATAACTAATTAAAATTAATCATCAATATATTACCACACCAACACTTAAGTTTACTTAAATGCTGGTGGGAAATATGGTGGGAAGAACGGTGGGAAAAATGGTGGGAAGAACGGTGGGAAAAATGGTGGGAAGAACGGTGGGAACCATGGTGGGAAGTACGGAGGAAAGTACGGAGGAAAATATGGCGGAAAGTATGGCGGAAAAAATGGTGCATATCTTTCATACGAAATCGTCGTACCTAAAGGAGTAACAGTTGTATCTGTTAGTGCGGTTTTAACCGTATTGAGTTCTGCTGGAACACCTGTGCTAGTATTTGTTGGCGTTCCAACAACAAAGCCTGCATTGGTAATTGCGGTATTAGCTACTGAGTCAGCAGTTCCGTGCAGCTACTGTTGGTTTAGCCCTTTTTCTTTTAGAACCTTTACCTGGCTCTGGTATTCTGTTCGTTGTCATATTATGCTGCCAAGTCTCCTAATGCTACCCATGTATCAGTAGCTCTCTTAATAAGTGTAGCAGATGACCACTGAGTACGCAATTTAAGACCTGGAGTAGCGTTAACGGTTACGCCTGCTTGGGCAGCTATTGTAGTTTGACCAGTTCCAGTTTGAAGAACTGTGATCGTAGTTCCTACTGGATAAGCTACGTTTGCGTTACTTGGAACTGTAAGGTTATTTCCTGAACCTACATTCATTTCAATCATTTTGCCTCTATCAGCTAATACTAAAGTGTATGCTGCTGTTTGGGCATTGGTTACAGTGTCACCAAATATTCTTTGGTAGGTAGTTCCGTCATTTGTGAACTCCCAACAGTCATCTGTTTCATTCCAACGAAGAACAACATTTGTTGATGTTCCGCGCTCAACTTCAATTCCAGCATTCTCTGAGGGTGTTCCAGCTTCATTATTATTTAATATAATAACATTATCATTAATTGTTAATGTTTCAGAGTTAACAGTTGTTGTTGTGCCAGAAACTGTCAAGTTACCAGAAACAGTCAAGTTTCCAGCAACTGTTGGATTAGAGGTATTGACCCAAGCTGAGCCATTGTAAAGCAGCACTTGGTTTGCGACGGCTGAAGTAATTGTTACATCTGAAAGCTCTGATACACCAATTGTTTCAGCAAGTCCAGCGTTAACCCAAGCTGAACCATTATACTTAAGGAATTGACCAGATGTAAGAGAAGTTATTGTTACTCCGCCAACATCATCAATATCATTAATCGTTGGAATTGAACCCCACTCAATGCCAGCAGCTGCTGAAGAATTTGCTCTCAAGAAATAGCCATCTGTGCCAACAGACAAAATTGCTGGAGTATCATTTGCTGTAGCAGTAAAGATATCACCCTTAGCATTTGCTGCTGTTTTTAGAATAGCATCATCGGATATCTGAGCAACAACAAAAGCTGTAGTTGCAATTTGTGTGTCATTCGTATTAACTGCAGCTGTTGGTGCTGTTGGCGTACCTGTTAAAGCAGCATTTGCTGCTGTGGCATAGCCGGTAAATGAAACGTTTGCTGTAGCAGTTCCAGTTATTCTTCCATATGAATCAACTGTTAA